CCATCTAATCCTGAATATTGGACCTCATTAGACTATATTGACGAACCATATACTTTAGCAGCACATATAAAAAAATCTACTACGAAAACTAATAATAAAAAGTTAGAATATTTTTGGGAATTGAATAAACTAGAAATCAATCAACCATTAAACTATTTCTTTGCTATTGAAAATGAAATACTAAAATTTGGCCAAAGTGATAGAGACACTATTGGTAGGTTAAATAGATACAGACATCAGCACCCTAATGAATATCATACTTTAGTATTTAACGAGCTATATAAAGGCAAAAAGCCAAGATTATATGTTCGATTAGCTGAAGGTAAAATGGTTAATTTTAAAAGTGGTACACAAATGTGTTATGAAAATACTGCTGATTTAGAAGCAAAGCATATTATTAGATATGAAGAAGCTGTTGGAAAAAAACCTAAAGGAAATAGTAAAATAGGATGAAAATGTTTAATAAAAAGAATAAAATCAATTATAAGTTTAATGAAGGAGCTCTTATCCAGGAGCTCCAGAATTATATAGACGGTACCTATGATGGTCATTACTCTAAAAATAGATTTCAATCAACGGAGTTTATTTCAGACTGTGGACATGGTATAGGCTTTGCCATTGGTAACATACTTAAGTATGCACAAAGATATGGTAAGAAAGGTACCCCAGGTGACCACAGAAAAGATTTGCAAAAGGTATTGCATTATGCTATCATTGCTCTTAACGAACATGATAAGGCAAATTAGCGGTGTACTTTACAATGAAACTGTGGTATAATATTATTATTAATGAGGAAATGAAATGAATTTATCAAATGATACATTGAATGTTCTAAAGAACTTTGCTTCGATTAATGCGAACATTGTTTTTCAACCAGGGCAAAAACTTAAAACTATATCTGAATCAAAAACCATTATGGCACAAGCAGATATTATTGAGGATATGCCAAAAGAATTCGGGATATATGATCTTAACGAATTCCTATCGGTATTCAATCTAATTGAAAATCCAACCCTTGAGTTTGAAGACAAATCGTTATTAATATCGAATCAAGTTGGTGGATGTAAATTACCTAATAGACAGAAAATAAGATATTACTTTTCTGAAATAGATATTTTAACATCACCACAAAAGGACATACAAATGCCTAATGCAGAAGTTGGTATACCTCTATCTGAAGATATATTAAATCAGATAAGAAAAGCAGCTGCTGTCCTAGGGCATACAGAACTTTCTCTTAAAGGTGAGAATGGCGTGGTAAGTGCATCAGTAGTTAATACTCAAGATGCAACATCCAATGCTTATACAATAGAGTTAGAACAAGAAATTACTTGTAATAACGACTTCAACTTTATTGTAAGTATTCCTAATTTGAAATTGCTACCAGGCGATTACTTTGTAAGTATATCTTCAAAGCTAATCTCTAACTGGACCAATAGTAATTATCCAATAGAATATTTTATCGCTTTAGAGAAAAACTCAACTTTTAATGTATAAATATATTAGAAGTTATTCTCCATTTAATTATGGAGATAAGTATGGAGGTGCTCATGGGGAGGCCTCTGAATTTAGTCTAAACTTTGCAAAGGGAGAAAAAAATGACTGAAGAAAACGTAAACGTAGAAGCACCTCAACAAGAAGGTGTACAGCTAGGTCTTAACGACATCGCTACTATGGTTCAAATTATCGACTTAGTCTCAAGACGAGGTGGGTTTGAAGGACCAGAATTAGAAGCAGTTGGTGGACTTAGGTCAAGAATCGTTGCTTTCCTTCAAGCTGCGCAAGAAGCACAAGGACAAGAAAATGTCCAAGGTGATTTGCCAGTAGAAGGCGGTGATGATGACGTTGAACCAGAAAGTTCAGCTGACTAATTTGAGGGGGAGCAATTCCCCCTTTATTTTGAATAGGATTATATTATGCAACAAACAGAAAAACAAAAACTATTAAACGCTCTTAAGACAGGTATCGTAACTGTAACATTCGAAAAAATAGGAACAGGTGAACTAAGGATTATGCCTTGTACACTTTCACCTAATGTATTGAAAGAAAATGGTGTCAATATAAAAGTCGAAATGAATGTAGAATCTGACCACTTCGCATGCTGGGCTCTCGATAAGAAAGCTTGGAGAAGTTTCAAATTGGACACAGTTAAACAATGGGATACTAATTAATGAATGAGTTTTTATGGGTAGAAAAGTATAGACCACAGACGGTCGATGATTGTATTCTCTCTGCAGATTTACATAAAACATTTAGTGATATCATTAAAGCAGGTGAAATACAAAATATGTTATTCACTGGCACAGCTGGTGTCGGTAAGACAACAATCGCTAAAGCATTAGCGAAAAAATTAGATTTAGATTATATAATAATAAACGGATCCGAAGAAGGAAATATTGATACACTTCGTAATAAGATAAAACAATTTGCATCAACTGTTTCGTTATCGGGTGGACACAAGTTGGTCATCTTAGATGAAGCTGATTATCTGAACCCACAGTCCACCCAACCTGCTTTACGTGGGTTTATCGAAGAGTTCAGCGAAAACTGTAGGTTCATTCTTACTTGTAATTTCAAGAATAGAATCATTGAACCTTTACACAGTCGATGCTCTGTCATTGAGTTTGCTTTACCAAGAGGAGAAAAAGATAGATTAGCCTCAGTCTTTATGGCTAGGTTAATGTATATCCTTGGTGAAGAAAAGATTGAATATGACAAACAAGTCTTAGTACAGTTTATCATTAAACACTTTCCGGATTTCAGAAGAATTATAAATGAGTTACAGAGATATGCGGTAGGTGGTAAAATTGACTCAGGTATTTTAGTTAATGTATCTGATGTTTCAATTGATTCACTTGTCAATCATCTTAAAATTAAAAACTTCAAAGGTATGCGTAAATGGGTAGTTGATAACATTGATATCGAACCAACTGCTATTTTTAGAAAGCTATATGATAATATGAATGAGTATGTGGACCCACAATCGATTCCACAATTGGTACTCATACTTGCAGATTATCAATATAAGGATAGTTTTGTTGCAGATCATGAACTCAATATGGTCGCATGTCTTACAGAAGTTATGGCGGGGGTGAACTTTAAATGAGTCCATTCGATTATGTAAACGCAATTAATTATAGTAAGAAAGATATTATGGTTGATGACTTATCAGAGAAAGAATATAATCCTTTTATAATCAATAAGGCATTATCATTCTTTTCTGATACGATACTCTTTGCGAATGAAATGAACAAATATCATCACCTCGATAGCCGTCTTCAATTCGATTTTTTTATAAATATAATTAAGAAGAAACAAAGGTTCTCCAAATGGTTAAAACCGAGTGAGGTGGAGAATCTAGAACTCATTAAGAATTATTATGGTTATAGCAACGAAAAAGCTAAATCCGTTTTAACAGTACTTAGTAATGAACAAATTGATGAGTTAAAAACAAGGATGAACAAAGGTGGAAGAACAAAATCAAATTAACAACTGGACTTCAGCTGATATGCTTGAAGTCACACTTAACGAACCCGATGACTTTCTTAAGATAAGAGAAACATTAACTCGTATTGGAGTTGCATCGCGTAAAGACAACAAACTATACCAATCTTGTCATATATTACATAAACAAGGTAGGTACTTTATAGTACATTTTAAAGAATTATTTTTATTAGACGGAAAGCCATCCAATCTAATAGAAAACGATTTACAGCGTAGGAATACAATTGCTACTCTGTTAGCTGACTGGGGTTTAGTCTCTATAGTTAAACCTGAATCAGCAAAGGACTTAGCTCCATTGAGACAAATAAAGGTCATTCCTTTTAAAGAGAAATCTCAATGGGAATTATGTCCAAAATATAATATAGGAAATTCTCAAACTGAGAGTTAAACCTGTATAAATAAAATAGGAATGCCGAATGGTTCGGGTTCCACAACCTTGCTAAATAATAGGAGGAAATTAAAATGGTAAGAAATACTTTGAACGTACCTCGTTCATTATTCGTTGGCTTTGATACTTTATTTGAAGACTTAGAAAGAATTCATACAAGTGCTAGAGCTGGAACAGATAACTACCCACCACATAACATTGTGAAAATCGATGAAGAGAAATTCTTAATCGAAATGGCTGTGGCAGGTTTCTCAATGGATGATATTGATATCGAACTGAAAGACGGTATCCTTAAAATCAAAGGAGCTGTTGAGAATGATGATAGAGAATATGCTTATAAGGGAATCTC